ACCATCACCGTTGACCATACCCGTCCTGCGGGCGAGATTGGCGATGAACCCGGTCGTCACCACGTCCTCGGGGAAGTAATGCGTTTCGGTCAGGTTCAAGGTCGGCTGGGCGATGTCGACGCCCGCGACGTTCTCGCCGTCATAGCCGATCGCCCCTTTGTAGTCCGGCGCGTCGGCCGGATAGCGGTTGACCGTCTCGATGGACTGGGTGATGTGCTGTGTGCCGCCGCCGGTGTCGAAGGTATAGACGGCGGGCGGGATCTCTTCTTCCTGATCCTGCTTCTCGTAACGGGCGATCACCTTGAAGGTGTCTTCGTTGATCCGTTCCTCGACGGCGACCGATTCGCGCTGCATCCACATGAATACCGACGGCGAGCTGTTGTAGACCGCCGCGATAGCGTCATCTTCGCTGGCCGCCTCGAAAACGAAATACGGCACATCGGCGACGGTGTAATTGCCGTATTTGTTGACCGCCTGGGTCCGGTCGAAAAACGCTTGTTCTACTCGTGCCACGTCGATTCCCTCTATCCGAAGACCACGCCAGCGGATTGTTGCTGATCGAGCTTCTGGTTGGTCTTCTTCTGCTGCTTGACCATCTCGGCGGTGTTGTTGACCACCGCGTCGGTCGCGCCCGCCGAGGCGAGCGCGCGAATACTCATCGCGTTGAACGAGCCTTGTACATCAACTTTGCCCGTCGCCGCCGAGAGGCCGCTGCCTGCGGACTGGATTTTCTTCATCAGGGTTTCGATCTTCGCCGACGTGTCGGTTTCCGGCTTGTCCTCCGCCGCTCCGCTTTCGCCTCGTTTCTGAGCGGCCTTGGCGATGGCGGCCTTCCATTCGTCGCGGGCGTCCTTCAAGGCTTGGGCCGATTCTTCCAGGTCGGACGCCGCCTGGGCGTTCATCGCCGATATTTCCGCTTCGGCTGCCTTGTCGATTTCTCCCTGAGCGGCCCGCATCTCGGCGAGCCTGCCTTGATTGCCGATTGATTTCTGGCGATCCAGTTCGGCCAGACGCGAGGTCTGCTTGTCTTCGAGAGCCTTATCCTCGGCGGCGTTTTCCTTCCGCAACTGGTTGAGTTTGGCAGTATGCTCGTTTTCGAGCTTGCTCATCTCGTCGTCGAGAGCGTCCATTTCCTGCCGGTAGGAGTCGCGCACCGCCTGTTTGACGGCGTCCTCGTCAATCGACTCGTCGAAGAAGGCCATCACGCCCACGACCTTTTCGGCGATCCAGCTTTGGGCGGCCTTGATGCCTTTGCTCACGCGATTCCATGCCATCAGAATCCCGCTGCACAGGTCGATCCAGACGCGAGAGAAAAATTGTGTTACTTTTAGCCAGCCATATTCCAGCGCGTGAAATGTCTTCAAGATCGGTTCGGCGATACCGGTCTTGATGGCGATTTCCTTGAGGGCGAACCATAGTTCCTGCCAGAGTTTCTGCACGCCCGCCTTGAGGTTCACCCAGACCGTCAGCGTCGCTTTTTTGAAATCCATCCAGAGCTTGTAAAGCGCGTTGATGCCTTTCTGGAATACGAGCTTCAGCGACAGCCAGAGGATTCGACCCGCCAAGGCGATGTCTCCGGCGGCCAATGCGTCGCCGATACCTTTGAACGCCTGCGACGCGACACCTTTTAGCCAGCGGAACTTTTCGCCCAGCCACGCCAGAGCCTTGCTGCCCGCACCGCTGACGACCAGAACCGTCGTGCCCAGTGCCGCAACCGCAGTGACGACAAGTCCGATTGGTGAAAGCAGTGCCGACAGAACCGCACCGGCGATGCTGACCGTTGTGGTGAAGATTGTGATAATGGCGGATAGGCCGCCAAAGGCGACGGCCATTACCTTCGCCGCCACGCCCACGGCGATCAGGGCCGCGCCGAGTCCGCCGACGATCACGACGGTTTTCGCAATGGAAACCACCAGCGATTTGTTCTTCTGGATCAGTTTCTGCAGCCAGGTTGCGAAACTCATCACAGCCTTGGCGGCTTTGGAAACCTTATCCGCCAATGCCTCGCCTATGACCGATAGCACAGCGAGTCCCGCTTGTTTGAGTCGGGCAAAACTCGTCGCCAATGTCTTGCTCATCTTGGCGTAAGCGGTCTCGGTCGCTCCGGCTCGGCTGGCCATCGCGGCAAGGTCGCCAGCGAAACCTTCCATGTTCTTCAGGGCGGGCAATACGCCTCGCAATGCCCGGACATTGGGAAATAGCTTGCTGATCGCGTCGGGCGGAAGGTGACTGATCTTTTCAAACACGCCTTGCAAACCTTCTGCCTGCAAGGTCGCCGATGACATCTCAAAGCCGAGACTGCGTGCGTACTGGGCCGCCTCGTCAGTCGGTTTGAGGAAGGATGAGATAATCGCGCTGACAGCGGTGATGGCGTTGTCGGTTTTGACGCCGTTGCGGGTCATCGTCGCCAGAGCCGCACCGAGTTCTTCGGTTGACACTCCAGCTGTCGCGGTGGTTGTCGCCACCATGCCGATACTCGGTGCCAGTTCGGCGAAGGTCGTCTTGCCCCGCTTGACAATGCTGAACAGCAGGTCCGACACGTCGCCCGCCTTGTCGGCCGACAGGCCATAGGCGTTGAGCATGGTGGTAATCGCGTCAGCGGCGGTGCCGGTATCGGTTAGTCCCGCCTTGGCGGCCTTGGCGGAAACCGCCAGCACATCGAGCGCCTTTTCAGCTGGGACGGATGCCGAGAGGATGTCATACAACCCGGCCGCCAGTGTCGCCGTCGATTCGCCGAACTCCACCGACATCTGGCGAATGCTCGTTTTGAAGCGATCCATGTGTTTGGCCGGTTCATCGAGCATGGTCGAGACGTTTGCCATCTGCTGCTCGAAGTCGGCGAAGACCTTCACGCCCGCCACGAACGGTGTCGCCATGACGCCAGACAGGGCCATCATCCGTTTGCCGATATTCGTGACCGAAGCCGAGAATCCGCGCAGCTGTCGCTGAGCGGATTTCAGGCCACGCGCCAAGGCGGAGTTGTTGACGTACAACTCCACATAGGCGGCCCCGGCTTTGATGTCGGATGATGATGGCATAGTCCAAAATCCTATTCGTCCTGCTTACTGTTCTCTGCTTCGATGCGGTTGTTCCAATCGAACTTATGCAGCGTCCAGCCGTCGTAACGGCCGATCCAGAACCAGCCCGCCGGGATCATGGCATTGCGGTCCTTGTCGTAAACCGCCCCCTCGACGAATCCGCCGAAGGTGTCAGTGATCAGAATCGGCGAGTCCGGGTGCGGCTCGATCCTGGGCTTGAACATGCCGCTGCACCCGGTCATCGTTAGCAGCAGCCCAAATGTCAGTATCCAGCGAATCCAGTGTTTCATGGTCGGCTCCAGTCTGTTTGACGGTATTGTTGTTGCGGATTTCCCTGCCGAGCGCCGGGATGAGTTTCGCCAGCACCCGGCCAAGAAAGTCCGCGAGTATCGCAAGGAGGGCCTTCACTTGCTCAAGCCCCCGAAGCGATCCAGATCGGAATGTTTGATCTGGATGCCTTGCTTGATCTCCTCGACGAGCTTGGCGGACGGCTGCTTGCCGTTGTTGGCTTCGGCATAAGCATCCAGTACAAACTTCAATGCGGCGTCGAGTTTGGCTAGTCCGGCGTTGGGCACGTCGTCGGGGATCTGCTTCTCAGCCAACTTGATGCCGGTGATGATGCTGCCTTCGTACTTCTTCCACGCCTCCTGGAAGGGGTTCAGCTTGCTGGTCAGGAAGATGAAAAATCCAACCATCGCCGCCCAGGTGACGGCAAAGCCGAATCCGGAGTTGAAAAATTGTCCGAGTGCCTCGATGATCGTTTGTGCTGTCATGATTGCCTACCTTTCTGTAAGTTGGAATCCTCTGAAACCGATGTTTTGCAGAACACGTCTTTCAGAATTCGAATGTCCTTGCCCTTGATCACGCCTTGGGGTTTCTGCTGGTGCGGATCGAAGTCGCTCGGCGTGAAGGCTTTTCGTTTCTTCGGGTCGCGGTGGATGTTGGCCAGCAAGGTCATGGTCGCCGAGGTGTGCTGCCAGTTGTCCTTGCTTTTGGCCTCAGCCATCCACAGCAGTTCCCGCAGCGTCAGGTTGTCCGGCTCGACGCCCGCGATGGCGGCAAGTTCAAAGCAGAATCGGTAATATCGTTCAGCGCGTCGTCGATCTGCTTGTCCAGTGCCGGATCGTCCAGTTTCGCTTCGGCGTAGGCCGCCGCCTTGGCCTCCACCGTCCGGAGTTTCTCCAGCGCCTTGTGAAGCACCCGGCGTTTGGCCAAAGGGAAAAAATCGATCAACTCCTCCAGCAATGCCGTGGTCGCGTGCTGGATTGCATCGCCCGCCATCGCCTGCCCGAACTGTTCATCGGTTACGCCCTGGCTGTCCGCCTCGGGTTTGCAGATCGCGTAAACCACGTCGCAGAGCAGAACCGGGTCGGTCGAGAGTTTCTCGAGCAGATCGCCTTCGACGGCCTCCATCAGGTTTACATCCAGCAGGCCTTTGACCCGCTTGATCGCCGCGACATTGACCGCGACCGTCCACGATCTGCCCGCGTTGTCCTTGAATGTTTTCATTGTGTCGGACCTTTCATGAATGTTTCAGAATCAGGTTCAGCTTCCTTCCACCCATGCCGGAGCGCGGGTTGAGTAGGTCGGTTTGGCGGTGACGGATACCGTGATCGCCTCTTCCAGCGGCTCGTTACGCGAGAAATTGGTGATGCTGAAATCCGCATCCAAGCCTTCGCCGTTTTCGTGATCGAGAATCGCCAGCGCGATGGGCGTGTTGTTGAAGTAGGCGTTTTTGATGGCGGTAAACCCTGTGTCGTCCGAGTCCCAGACCATCTCGAACTCGACGCTGCCCTCCTTGAGCGTGCCGACCGTCGCCCGCCAGCCCTGGTTGCCGCGCGTGGTCACATCCGCTTCGCCGGTTTCCAGGTTGAGCGTTACGTCCTTGACGTTGGTCAACTCACTGGTCGCAGTCGAACCCGCCGCGCCGTGATAAATCTTCGCTTCCATTCCAAGTCTGATCGCCATGGTTCTATCTCCGTAAAGTTACTGTCTACTTGATTGAGCCTGCCCACATGCGCGGCAGCCGGTCCTTTATCTTCATCAGTGCCGGACCCATCAGTGGCCGCTTGGGATACTGCTGACCCATGTATCGCCCGCCGAACTCATGGGCCGTCGCACTGCGACCGACGAGGCTGTAGGTCGGACCGATCAACACTTGCTGACGGACCTTTTCGACGCTGTAGCGCAGCGAGCGTTTGAGTTGGCCAAACCTCGTATGTGGCGGCTCGCCTGGAGATGACGCCTTCTTCGACCTCCGAATACTCCGTCGAGCCGTCAGCCGAATCGCCGCACCGGCATGACCGAGCGAACGGATCGATCCGTCCTTGAATCGCCTTTCGATCAGCCGTCGGTTAAAGGTCGTCTTCGCTCTTGCTCGAATCATTACTTCATCACCCGGTAGGTCAGCGTCAGGACGCTGGTGAACGTCCGCTGCTCGGCCAGGTGATCGGCGGCGTAGATCGGTTCATTGGCCAACTTGACCCACGCGGCAGAAGGGGCCGCCTGTAAAGGCCGGCGTTTGAGGAATTCGCCGATCTCCTCGACCAGCCCGCACAGCTGCGCAACCTCGGTATCGATGTCCTTGCCGAGTTTCTTCTGGATGCCGATGTCGATCCGCACGTCATGTTGGCTGAGCGTCCGCGAAGCGCTGCTGATCTCCACGGCGGCGGGCACGACCGTCACCTGCAGGTTCTTCAGGTCCGCCAACTCGTGTTCCGGCAATACCCGACGGACGGGCGTGATCGGTTGGCTGAATGCGCCGCCAGCCAACTCGGTCACGACGGCGTCGGCGATGTCGATTGCCAAAGCCATCACACGATCCTTTCCGCGATCAGCTGATCAGCCAGCCAGTTGATGGCGTCGGCCTCTTCACTGGTCAGTAGCGCCAAGGCTTCATCAAGTTTCAGGCCCGCAGTCACCTGCAAGTGGATCGAACGGGCGACCATCGCCAGGCGCGACGCCTGAACGAAGGCCGGTCGCTTGTCCGTCGGGACGGCGTTGATACGGTCGATACGCTCCTGGGCGGCTTGCCGTTGCTCAGGCGTCATCGATTCAAGTCGAGCTTGGCGTCGAGTTTCGAGTTCGTCCTTGCGCTCAGCCGGTGTGCGATCCAACCGATCTTGAATTGCTTCTGGAATGTCGGAAATCTGTTTTGCCATGAATCACCTCACGCTATACGCGCCTGGCCGAACCCATAAGCGCGGTCCAGCACGAAGACGGGGTTGTCGTTGAAATCGAGGATGCGCCCCTCACGGCGGAGCATTACGATCTTGCCACCGCCCGTCAGTTGCCCTGAAATACGGATGTCCTTGTAGACGTTGATCAGGCCGTAGGAATAGACGCGAAGATGTCCATCTTGATGGACACCCAGATAGCCGAACACGTCGATCAAACCGTACCAGCCGGCCGTAAGTGTTCCGTAAACGAAGACCGCACCGATGTCTTCAATGGTGAGTGAAGATCCGTCATACGCCTCTACATAGCCGCCTGTTTCAACGCTGAAGTTGTCGCGGACAACGGCTTGGCCGTCCCACTCGATGTAGCAGTACCCGTAGTTCTGCCAGCCGCCACCGGCTTCCAGCGTTAAGGCACCATCGAGATAAATGTCAGCAAAGCCGCCGGATTCGATGATCAGTTGCCCTTCGACCGTTGCTATGGCGCTCGATTCCAGGTAGAAGCTGCTTGAGATGGTGACCACGCCGGCAGGATCGATGATCAGTTCGGCACCGCCCCATACGGCCAAATGACTACCCTCGGCGATCAGGGCACCAAGAACGATGACTGTGCTGTCGTAAGCGTCCAGGCCGCCCTGAATCCTAAGCGCGCCACCTGTAATAACCCCGATGAGCCGACCCGGAGCGAGCGAGACGTATTGACCGGCCTCCAGCACGACCTCGTGGCCATTCATAATGATGACGTCATCTACACTGAGATTCGGGACAGTCCCCGCATCCCATGTAGTCGGGTCATGCCAGTTGCCGGATTGTGTGCTGATGAACAGTGCCACGATTGCTCCTATGCGAAAATGCGGTACGCCACGCCTTGGCCGTTCACGCCCACTTTGACGTAGACCTTGCTCGCGTCGTCGATGCGGATCACGACGCCTTCGAAGTTGCTGGGCAGGATCGGGATGTTCTGGCTGGCCGAGTCACCCACGAAGCACGGCTTGGTGTTCACCGGATTGCCGCCGCTATCGACGCGGGCACCGATCCACACGAAACGACACGGCGTCGAGGTTGCCACCAACGGCTCCGGCGTCGAAGTGGAAGCGACCGTCTTCGTTCCACCAGCGAAGGAGGCACAACCCGCTACATCGAACAGCGGCGCGCCGTTCTCGCCCACCTCGACATCCATCGAATTGATCCAGCGTTTGGTCATTGCATTACCTCGTCATGTCGTTTCTAGGGATGCCGCTATCCCGTGATCCAGACCACGATGGCGGACGTCACGCTCGTGGCGATTGCGCCGACGATCAACCAGAGAAGCTTGGCCTGCCGTCGGGCATCTTGTTCCAGCCGATCCAGGCGGATCAGAATGCCGGGCTTGCCGTTGCCGCGAATCGCCTCGTCAAGTCGATCCAGCTTCCGGTGAATCGATTCCCAGTGCTTCTGACATTGTTCGAATTGGTCGCATTCGCTCATTCCGTGGCCACTTCCTTCGTGTGAATCCGCATGGTGGTCCGATACGGATCGCTCCATCGCCAGTGCCCCTGACCCGCCAGGTTCATCACCTCATACACCACGCCGTCGGCGACGATTCTGTCACCCGCCTCCGGTTCGTCGAACGTTGGTGAAAACGCCTCGGCCAGGATCAGGAAATCCGTCACCTGCGCCCCGACGCGAAGGCCGTAATCGTCCTCGACCTCGTACTCCGTGCGACCGAACGTAGCGTCGACGGGAAGCTCGGTCGCCTCTCGGCGGTAGGTGACCTGGCTGGAGCAGTGCGT